CCGCCTGATCCTCCAGCGCCTTGAGCACCGCCTGATCCTCCAGCGCCTTGATTGCCTTGAGCTCCTGCGGCTGCCGTAGCTCCCTGATCGCCTTGATTACCCGTTCCTGTCGTGCCTTGAGCACCGCCTGATCCTCCAGCGCCTTGGTCACCTTGGTTGCCCGCTCCTGTCGTGCCTTGAGCACCGCCTGATCCTCCAGTACCTTGGTCACCTTGGTTGCCCGCTCCTGTTGTGCCTTGAGCACCGCCTGATCCTCCAGCACCTTGATTGCCTTGAGCTCCTGCGGTTGCCGTAGCTCCTTGGTTGCCTTGAGCGCCTATCGCACCTCTATCTCCTGTCCTTGAAAACTGAAGGACTACGACGTCATCCTCGGAGAAAGGAAGCGCTGCAGAGCTTTCGTCAACGAATGTAACAGACAGCTTGTCAAACGTTGGGTCACTGCTGCCCCCCTCTGACAGCGTGCTGGTTATACTGTAAATTAGAAATTTTGTTGCGTCAGACTTTTTCTTTAGGGTAATGTATCCATAATTTCCGGTAGCATTGGAAGCGTCATCGAGTGTTGCTCTCCAAGCTTGAACGTCGTTTCCATTACTGTCTTTATCGTCAATGTATAACTCCGTAACGGCAGAAGCGTCAGCATTATTGAACCAAATATCTCCATTGTCTTGGTTTTGATCGGACGTTGCCGTATCAAATGTAAATTCAACTCCAGCAGCGCCAGTTGCTCCTTGGTTGCCTTGAGCTCCTGCGGCTGCCGTAGCTCCCTGATCGCCTTGATTACCCGCTCCTGTTGCGCCTTGAGCACCGCCTGATCCTCCAGCACCTTGATTGCCTTGAGCTCCTGCGGCTGCCGTAGCTCCCTGATCGCCTGTGCCCGTAGAGCCTTGAACGCCTTGTTTACCTTGGTCTCCTTGCGCTCCATCTACGGCTGCAGCTCCTTGGTTACCTTGGTTACCTTGGTTTCCTTGGTTACCTACTCCTATAGAGCCTTGAACGCCTTGATCTCCTTGATTTCCTTGCGCGCCCGTATTGCCCGTGCTGCCCGGATCGCCTGTACCCGTAGAGCCTTGAACGCCTTGATCACCTTGATTCCCCCAATTTCCTTGGTTGCCTTGTATGCCGTAATTGCCTTGAGCTCCTGCGGCTGCCGTAGCTCCCTGTACGCCTTGAACGCCTTGTTTACCTGTCGCCCCTTGGTCTCCTGTTCCTGTAGAGCCTTGAATGCCTTGACCTCCTTGAGCGCCTGCATCTCCTTGAACGCCAGTCAATCCTTGCGCGCCTCCTCCTCCTTGCGCTCCGTCAGAAGGACCTTGTATTCCTTGCACTCCCGTAGTTCCTTGGCCGCCTATATGCCCTTGTGAGCCAGTTGTGCCGTCTTTACCTTGCGAGCCTTGATTCCCTTGCACCCCATCTGCAGCTATAGATCCTTGGTTGCCTTGGTTTCCTTGGCCGCCTTGTTTTCCGTCTGCTGCCACAGACCCTTGGTTGCCTTGTGAGCCTTGATCTCCTGCTCCTGTTTGCCCCTGTGAGCCAGCCGTGCCGCCTTTACCTTGCCTTCCTTGAAATCCTTCTTCTCCCTGCGTGCCTTGGGTTCCTTGTAAGCCTTGATCCCCCTGTGCTCCGCCGGTATCTCCTTGGTTGCCTTGCGTCCCCGAGCCGGTTGTACCTTGAACTCCTTGCTCTCCTAAACCGCCAGTTGTCCCTTGATCTCCTGAGCCAGTTTGACCTTGAACACCTTGACTGCCTTGCACGCCTTGATGACCTTGTGCTCCGTCTGATGGACCTTGAACGCCTTGAACACCCGTGTTGCCTTGAGAGCCTTTATGCCCCTGCCCTCCAGCAGAACCCTGTTCGCCTTGATCTCCTACGCCTTGGTTTCCTTGGTTGCCTTGAGACCCTAAAGCTCCTTGATCTCCTGAGCCAGTTTGACCTTGGACGCCTTGATCGCCTTGAACGCCTTGATTACCTTGGGGTCCTGAAGATCCTTGATCTCCCGAACCAGTTTGACCTTGAACGCCTTGGTCTCCTTGCGAACCGCCATCGCCTTGCCCGCCTCGATTTCCGACGTTGACACTAGCGGAGCCAACCACGCCCCCGACTGTACTGGTGACAGATGCGGCTGCTTGATTGCCTGTTGTAATTACTTCTACGCTGGCCATTTAATTTGTGCTACTTGCTTCTGGATATACGTTGAAATTACCCTGAACCAACTTGTCCACATATGTGCCACTGTATAGTTCTATGTCGTAAACTCCTTGAACGACGGGAAGAGTTTTGGTATCTGCTCCTCTAATAAGAACATCGATATATCCGCTACTTAAAAAATTCGTCACGCCAGAAGGCTGTAGATCAAGAAGGATATTTGAATCAGAATAACGATGCTTTACTACGCCGCTTAAACCATAGCTACTTAAGTCAATAGGGTCGCCGCTATTGTCCTTCGCTGTGAGACGAACGAAAAATTCAGATCCTTGGGTAATATTTAGGTCATAACTGGTTGCCATACACCTAATATTACACTATTAATATTTGCTTCTTATTATTTTCCCTCAGATAATATTTTTTTAATTTTATCTGGAAGTTTTTGATTCGTTCCATCGTTTGTGGAAAGAGGTCTCTGGTATTCTGAGACGTGGGCTTGAAATTCAGAAAGAAGCCTTTTTTTAAGATTAGCTAAGTTTTCTACCGGAACTAGACCGACTTGGGTTGCGTGAGCGAATAAATCCGATCTAGTCATGTTGGCTAGCTGTTTCTCGTATTCTTTTTGTTCCATGGTACCGAACTTGCTCATGCCTGTATCTCCCCATATTTGGTCCAAAGTAGTGGGCTGGAACTTGTCTTGTTTACCGTGAGTTTGAGAAAGAGACTCTAATCTGGTCTTTTTTGAAGCTTTCTCCGATTTTGCTGTATTTTTTTTTGGCATAATTTTATCCTTTTCCCTTATTAGAAGGTACACTATATAACTATCTAAGTGAAGCAAAAAAACCCGGAGCCGTGAGGCTCCGGGTTGTAATTCTGAACTAGATTAGTTCTATATTAGTCCTTGAATATTAATCCGCAGATGGCACGAGCATCGATACAAACACGACCCTCTTCAAGCATTCCGTAGAATCCAGCCTTATCAACTCTTGTGATATTGTACTGGTCATCAGGAAGAGCAACGAACGTTCCACCGCCAGACTCACTTGAGCGAGCAACTGGACGGATGAATGCACCCTTGCTGTTATCCAAACCAACAGCTAGTTCGTCCGTGGCGGTCATCGCCTCGGAAACAGAACCAGTATAGGTCGCGGAAGACAAAGTGTTGAACAAGTCGTTATACTTCTTGCCCACACCCAGCTCAATCATCTCAATGATGTTTACGCCGTAGATCTCTTCCATGCCGGCGGAACGGAAGATATTCTCACGTACTCCATCAGGAAGGTCAGTATTGGCTGTGCCGCCCTGAGAACCTCCAAGAGCGTTGTACGCGAACCCTCTAATGTTAGCTTTCTTTTCAGGGCTAACATAAAGGTCGGTCAAACCTTGGCTATAAGGCGCAGCGGGAGAACCTCCAGCAAACGACTCATTGAGTCTCTTAATGCGAACCATCAGGTCGTTAAGATGCTGCATCTCAAAATCAGCAGCTGAACCGCTACCGGCTGTACCCACGTTAAGAGCGTGGAACAAAGCGGACCCACCATCAGGCGTAGTCGTCGCTTCAGCGAGAGCCTTTAAGATAACTGCCCACGCATTACGCTCTTGCTTTACAAGAACTTCCTGCGCCATTCTCTCAATAACCTTGCTAACGATGTCCAAGCGAGCACGACGAGCGTAGCGCTTGTTAAACGTAACAGCGGAATCGAGTTTGTAGGTAGAGATCTTGAGCTCTTCCATTCCAGACACATGCGAGGCGGGCAAGCCACCGGCCATGTTCTGACTCCATACAGTGAGGTAATTGTCACTCTCATTGTAGTATAAATCAAGAGGATAGCTTGGGCTATCATCTTCGTCGAACGGTGCATCCGTGTAAATCATTGATGCAGTTCCAGCTTGTTGAATTACTTCTTGGATTACTGGTCCAAGAAAAGCTGCAAATGCTTCACTAGCCTCACGAGCCACCGTCAAGTTTTTAGAACCAATCGCGCGGACCAATTCCACTTGTTCTGGTGTTTCTTTAAGTCTTAATTTCATAAATTTGTCTCCTTTTTATATATTAGAGGTTCAATTTGATTAGGATATGCCCATGAGTATCTTTTACTCCGAGAGACACGCCGACTTGAACGTTAGATCCAACGCCAGTTGTCATTTCCCCACCTGCTCCGCAATACAATGCTTGCCCAGCAGTAGGTGTTTCAGCCGACATGGTTGACCCGCTGTACAGGAAGATACCTCTGGTAACCAGCGGTACAGCCTGTCCACTAAGTGCGACTTCCATTTCGTGAGCTTTACGTGGGTTGAACTTTAAAAGCTCACCGTTTTCATCAGTTTCCTTTACGTCGTAAAGAAGCATGCCAAGAGGTGAGTCGCCGGCTCCGGCGTCCTCGACTCTAGCTGCAACTCCGTAACGAGTAGAAACCGTGTTTCCGAATTCCTTTCCAAGGTTACCCAGCATCTGCAATTCGTCAGTGGATGTCCATCCATTGCCGTTAATCTTGACGAGCGTTCCCCTGTTTACAGGAATTGTGCCTTCATAGGCATATAGGTTGATGACGTCTTTTTCGTCATAATCTCTGAATGGTTTTAATGTAGCCATATTATAATTTTCTCCTCAGTTAGTTAAATTTTAATGTCAAATTGTTCTAACGCAAAAGCGTTCCGATACTTGTCAGTCACGGTAGGCTCTACAGCCTCAGAGGAGGTAGGCATTTCTGCTGCTTCCTGCTCTGCATTTTCCATAACTTCTTCGATCACCTCTTCAGCCCCAGAGGAAGCCTCAGCCTTCTCTTCTTTGACTCCTTCGGTGTCTTTTTCTACTTTCGCAAGGACCTTCTTGTTCTTGCCGCTAAGCAAAACAATCATTTTATCCCAGTAAGCAGAAAAGGCTTCGTCATCAACTTCTTTGATGTCTGTCGCAATCACCTTGCGATCTTCATCACCAAGCTCATATTCGTTATCGAATTGAGACATGCGTTGATTAAATTTCTCTTCGGCAGCCTTGGCGGCGGCCAGTTCTTGGAGTTTATCCAATTTGACCGTGACCTTTTCAAGCTCTTCTTTCAGAGAGCCATGCTCTGTAGAAAGTGCTTCGTGTTTGTCTTGAGCCGTCTTGATCTTGTCTTCGTATTTCGTCTTTTCTGTTGAATACCCTTCGGAGGCTTTCTTGAGCTCATCCTCAATAAAATCAGAAACGACAGAAGCACTTAACTCCTTCAAAGACTCGTCCGTAATGTCTTTTAAGCTTTTAATTGTCATAATAGTACTATCCTTACTTTTTGTTACATTTTTTATAGTTGATTGTGAAATTTTTTCTCTATTTTCTCGTATAGAATTTGAATGCACTTCTTTTTTAACACTTTCGTGCGAGGCAAGACCCTCTTTCTCCCCCTGTTTTTCGACCGCAACACCCTTTACGTCCGCTGCGGGATTCTCAGTTAAACCAATTCCTAGAGGTAAAACATTCTCGGTTACTTGCCTGTAAATATGCTTGCCCTTGTCGGTTTTGCCCGAGCCCCCGTAGACCTTTAAAAGATCTCTCATCTCATCAATTTCTGACTCATCCGTAATAAACTCTGCATTTTCTATGTTCTTTTCTCCCTCATCTAGGAGAACTAATTGATAATCAGAAAATCCAAGCTCCCAGCTAGCAGACACTTTTAAATAGTTCTCGCTAGTTGGATCGCTCGCGCTTTCAATCATGCTAGTTAAATTGCTATTCACAGTTTTCCAAATCACTCCGCCTAGAGTGATATTGAATGGTTCTTTGTTAAAATCATTCTCTGCAGCTTCTCCCTCTCCGTCTTTTGGAAAATCAAGAGGCTTGTCAGTTCCGAACTCGCTAAAGCCCACGGACAAAATTACGCCGACAACCCTATCTCTATTGTGCTCGATGTTAATAGGCTTATTCATGAAATGCTCACACATTGCTAAAGCCGTGCCCGTGTCAACAACGTCCCCGTTCTTGTTTACACGATTCACCACGCAAGCATTAAACGCGACAGGCAAAAGGTCAATGTTAACAGAAGTGTCAATGTCAGGAATAAACTCTCCAACATCCATCAGACTGGCCATAGCCAAGTACTTGTCCTTATCTTCGGGTACTAGAGGCTTAATTTCTGAACTAAAAATCGTTGTATATCTAGGATTGCTCATAACTATAAATTGTTTCTCTTAGACTTCGTATTCTTCATAATAACAAACAGTTACACAAAGATCGATGTCTGAAGTGTTTGATTTAACCTTTAACGCGTTACCTAAGCCTAGCTTAAGAGGAGTACTAAAGGAATGGCTCCAGATAGTGTCTCCGTTAGTGCTAAAGCCAACTCTTAGAAAAACGTCGCTGCCATCATATAGCAAAACATTTCCCGAAGAAGCTTTTGAGGCGATTAAGTCTGTAATAACGATGCTGTGAGTAGAGCTAGTCGCTGGGATCATCGTGGTTAAGCTGCCGATGTCTTGCTCAAAAATTGTTTTTTTACTTACGTGAGTAGGTATCCCTGTGTCTTTAAAATGCTTTTTTGACATATTTTTCTCCTTTTACCAACTAATGGAAACGTTTTTATAATTCTCTATGTAAAGCTCGTCTACGCTTTTGAAGTCGTAACTCAAGTCGTACTTTGTTATTTTTTCTTTAGCGCTGTCAAAGTCGCCTAGGGAAGGGACGAAGCCTTCTGTCAAGTCTAGATTCTCTAGACTGAGTTTGTTGGCTCTCAATTCCGCCACCACTTTACCCTCGCTCTTCATTCTCAAAAACATATTGACCCTAGCGTAAGCCCATTCACCTAGGGTTTTATTTTCTAGGCACTTTATATTTCGAGCTCCTCTTCCATAAATGTCTTTAAGCTCTGCTAGGCTAGCTGTAGAATCGGGATTTAACTTGTTGAACTCTCGAAGCTCCGCCTCTAAAGCGTCTATAAGCTTACTCGAAAACTGTATAGCAGAAGCTTCATCTCCAGACTCTTCCTTCGGCTTCTTTCGCTCACCGATAGAAAAGTCGGAGTGTAAACCCGAGACCTCATATTCAAGACTTTTACAACTCATCAACCATACTTTTATACACTGAATAAATAAGAATATATAGTAAAAAATAAAAATAATGCAGCAAACATTGTTTTCTTAAATAAATCTTCTTCTAATACTGTTTAGAAGCTCAAGCTTATTTTCTACCCCCACGCACCAATTGGCATGATGTATTTTTAAGTTATGCGGAATATAAATGTTCTCTTTTTCTTCTTCAGTCTTGTTTTGCCACCATAATCCAGATTGATTTTCCTCAGAAAAGTCCTTGATGCCTTCAATGTAAAGCCCATGCGTATAATATCTTTCAGGCAGGAAGCCACGTTTTATGGAAGACATTTTCTTGAGCTTAATTACTGAATTTACTGTAGATTGATCAGAGTGGATGAATTCTACTCCACCCGCTGTATCATTTTGTTTGATCTTACGGATAGACTCCTCAAAAAGACTTTTTATTTTTTCGTTAGCTCTCGCGACGAAGAATCCTGTACAATAAGCCGCAACTTCAAAATCATTTTCATCTATAACGTTATGGTCTTTCTGAAACAATATGTCGTAACCGCTAATCAATTTTTCTAAATCTGATTTTACACCCCCGTAAAAGCTTACGTCTGCATCAGCATAAATAAATAGATCATTATCTCCGCACCTCTCTAGAGAGTCCAGTATCGACTCCAACTTCCTAGTCGTGGTCTTAACCCAGCCCTCGCTAAACAGGCGGGCAGATTTACATTCTTGGGGTAGCCTCTCGATTTCAAGGTCGATACCTTCGTCTAGAAAATACTTTCTGAAGTGACTGTCAAACAGCTTCTCGTGCGATTCTGAAAACGCTGTTTTCATTTTTACTCCTTCGAAAGATTCTCGCAAGGGAACCCTGACTACCCTTCCTGCGTTTCCTATCTTTTTCCCCGCGTTTGCAACGAGCAATTTTTTGCGGATGTTCTCAAAAGACTTATCGCTATTTTCCTCCATCGCTAATTCGAACTCCTTCCCAGACAAGCAAGTCGTTGAGTCTTTAGAGTTTTCTATAGCGTGAAAATATCTTTTGTCAGTTATCTGAACTTTTTTCAATCCGAAAACTTCTGCCCTGTCCAAAAAATCGATATCTTCCCAAGTACCGCTTGAGGGCAGGTGCTCATCATACCCGCCGAGCTTCAAAAAGTTAACCTTGCTGATTCCTATTCTGCCACAAGTGCCAGACCCGACCTCAAAGTCGTGGGTGTTAAGTACGATGTCGGGGTCCTTCGTAAACTCTTCGTAAATAACTTCGTGAGAATTAGAAATAAAATTATCTATGTCCAAGTTAAATAATATGTCTCCTGAAGCTAATTTATGCGATTGATTTTTAGCAATACTGTTGTGGTAATCTTTTACGGTCAGATTGTGGTGGTATTTAAGCAGTCCGCTGTTTATATGTTCTTGGAGGTTATTCAGTATCCACTCGTCTAATATGGTAGATGAATTATAGTTTAATAAACTAATTTCAAATCTGTCGGAATCGTGCTCTATTTCTTTTAGGTTCTTCGGGAGGGTTCGTCTAAGCGAGTCAAAATAGTGTCTGGATAGCCTGACTTCTTTGTAGAACATTACTTGTTGGCAAAAAGAGACTTTCAATGTAAATTAATATAAGTGAAAATCCTTTTCGTTACAAACTCTATTTTTTCTAAATCATTGAGATATTGCCGAGCTTGTATACAAAAATTTTTTCCAGATCACCCTCATTTAATATTTGAAGTAAACACCTTTCTACCCTCTGGTAGCGGGAAGGAGCATTTTTGGTATTACAATCTGCATTATCTATACAACATAGACCTGTATAAAAAATACGACTTTGTCATTCAAATAGACGAGGACGCCTTTGTCTTAGACAGAGATTCAATTATTAAAATCCTAAATAAGCTTCAGAACGATGATAAGGCAGTTCTAGCTGCCCCTTCTAATGGTTTAATTTCGGCTTATCCATTCGCGGCAAACTCCTATTTCTTTGCGATAGACGTTAATAAATTTTTAAGCATGTATGACGACTTCAAAGACTGGCCACGCCATGACTCCTACGACGACAAAAAAGCCCGAGAGATATACGGTCGCTGGAATAATAAAACTCTACAAAAAAATCTGCTGAACGCTAAGGGGGGAGGATGTGAACCTTATCACGACTTTTGCTGGAAAATCTTTGAATCAGGGTATGAGATAATATATCTAGACCAAGTAACGCTTTCTCCTCTGCCCATAGACAAAAACACAATTACGGGAGACGGAAGCACTTATCTATACTCAAGAGAAACTAAAAAAAGATACCTTCAACACATGTGGTTTAACATGACTTATGGCGGGATGAAAATGCAAGCTATACACGGCGCAGTCGCGCGATCTGGTCGTCTTGACGATCAAGATAAACACGTACTAAGGTATGAAAAAGTATTTAAAAAATTAGATAAGCTATTATGAAAGAGGGGTATTTATATTTTGTATCTAACGACGGATACTATGAAGAGGCGTTAACTTCCGCCAAGAGCCTTAAAAGACATGACTCGCAAGCGAACATCACAATAGCCATAACATATGACAGAGAAATTGACTCAAAAGTTTTTGATATAGTGTCTCATGTTAAGCCCATAAATTCAGAAGACTATGACCATAATTGTCTCTTAAGGTTAAAGACTCTTACAGACACGCCTTACGATAAAACATTTTACGTAGATACAGACACGTACTTCTGCGGCAACTGCAGAGAGGTTTTCGATATGTTAGATTACTATGATCTTTGTATGGCCGACGCCCCCAACGACATGAGCGAGCCGATTATAAACGGCAAAATTGCAAGAGGGATGCATCCATATAACAACGGGGTAATTGCCTATAAATCAAACTGGTCTAATTTTCAACTTTTTAGTCAGACTTCTGAAAATGAAAAGTACCTTAATACTCCGACCATATGCCAAACCCCTTTCTGCGAGGCGCTAGCTCAGTCTAAATCACGAGTCTTTTTTTTAAAAAGCATATATAACTTAAGGACTATTTTTCCCGCGATAATTAAAGAAAAAGTCAAAATAATTCACGGCAGACACAAAGACTTGCGAAAAATAGAGAAAGAATTAAATTCTTTATGTGGCCAGTTTAGAGTTTGGCTGCCGAAGGAGGAAAAATGCGAAACGATAAAAAGCATATTTCAGTAATAGGAATAGGTAAGTTAGGATTGTGTTTTGCCCTATGTCTAGAAAGAGCGGGGCATCATGTCCTTGGGTACGATATAAATAGAGAGTTAGTTGACGGAATCAACAACAAAAAAGTAAACTCTTTAGAGCCTCAAGTAAACGAGCTCTTGGCATCGTCGAAAAATTTTAAAGCAACAACGTCTCTCGCGGACGCAATCCGTGATACCGACATAAACTATGTATTTGTTAATACCCCATCTGATGAAAACGGTAAATTTGAACATTCTAATATTGATTCAATAATAGACGAATTAAAAGTCTATGGAGAAAACTCAAACTTATTCGTGATAGCTTCTACCGTTATGCCCGGTTACTGCGAAGACGCGCGGGAGACCTTACAAAACCTAGGATATAACGTAGCTTATAATCCGCTATTCATTGTCCAAGGAGCGATAGTTGAAGGTATAACAAATTCAAGCATAGTCTTAATTGGCGGGGATGAAAAAGCGAAGTCTCAGATAATTGACCTCCACTCTTCGTTTCTAGAAAGCAATCCTCGATTTTTAAAAACCTCGCTCATTGAGTCAGAAATAATTAAGATAGGCGTTAATTGCTATATCACTATGAAAATCTCCTTCGCTAATATGATAGGAGCTTTTTGCAAAAATGCTTCTGAGGACATAGACGTGAACACGGTACTCAAAAGTATAGGCAGCGACGAAAGAATCGGAGAAAAGGCTTTTGGATATGGTTATGGATTTGGGGGTCCATGCTTTCCTAGAGACAATAGAGCGTTGGAGTATGCATCTCGCGTCGTTGGCGTTGACCCCAAGATATGCAAAGCTGTTAACGAACAAAATGACGAACATCTAAAAAACCAATTAGACCTTATAGGGCGCGGCGACTTGCCAGATAATATTAGCCCCGACCGGGAGACAGGCGGGTATAAAATAGATGGAGTGACATACAAGAAAGGGACAAATATTCTAGAAGAATCTCAGCCATTAAAACTTGCGCTTATGCTTGCAGAAAAAGGTAAGCCTATAACGATTATCGAAGAAGCAGGCGTGGTCGAAGAACTAAAAAAACTATATCCCCATAAATTTAATTACGATGTACATAAAGTGTAAAATTTCAATAGGAGAATACTTGGACAAACTTTCTATTCTTTACATAAAAAGAATAAAGATCACCGATCCCTCCAAGCTCATAAATGTAAATAGAGAGATCAGAGAACTAGAAAAAACTCTCAAATTAATCCCCGAAGAACCACGAGAGCTAATGATGAGCGATCTTATGAAAATCAATGAAAAAATGTGGAACTGTAACGAGAAAAGAAAGTTGAAAATTGAAGAGTGCGAATTTGATCAGGAGTATCTTAAACTTTCGATAGAAGAAAGCGCAGAAAACGATAGGAGATTTCATATAAAGCAGAAAATAAATCAATTCTTTGACTCAGAAATTAAAGAAGAAAAAAGCTATGGTCGGATCAAATCTTTAGATTAGCTTCTAAAATCACATCTATGTATTTTATGTTGCCCTTTTCTACTTGAATATTTTTTTTGCCAAACGGATTGAAGGGAATCATTTGGTACTCTGGACCTATACACATCACATTTGAACCGCAGTTTGAGGCTAGCTGAGTAAACCCAGAATAGCTTGTAACAAATAGATCTGAATGATTAAGGTAAAAAATAGATTTAATTATGTCAGTACAAAATTCAGAATTTTTGACATTCATCTCTAAGACCTCGCTCTTGAGTCCGTGAAAAATAATTCTTTTGTTCTCAAAGTCCTTTACGCTTTTTATCTTATCTATAACTTTTAGCCAGCTTAGCTTATCCAAGTTTCTTTCTGAATCTAGCTTCCTATTTCTACATAACATGTTTATAAATTTTTTTTCACTTCTCTCTCCTGTCGAAAGAGGCTCGCTCATGTTTGTTATTAGCTGCCTACCCTCTCTCCAGTCTGTTGTGTAGCAACCCAGTTCTTTGGATAAGCATGAGTATTCTTTTTCTCTTAAATCTCTTTGGAACCCCGCGTGTTCTAAATCGTGATATTTTCTAGACTCTTCAGGGATTTCTCTTGGGTTAATTTTTAATACACAAAGGCTTTTGGTGAATCTATTAGGGAATGCTAGGTCTAGTATTTTAAAGTAGTCCTCGTAAGTGAGAATATTAAATTTCGTACGCGGGTTTTTTATAAAGTATTTTTCTAGACTGCCTAGGACATTGAAGTTCAAATATCCTAATTCGCCATAGTAAAAGACATCCATATATGATATGATAAGATAAGACAAATGAATATACTAGGAATTTCTCATCTGCTTTCTTATAATCCGGCAGCCTGTTTAATACAAGACGGAAAGCTTATCGCATTCGCCGAAGAAGAGAGGTTCATCAGGCAGAAACAAGCACCAAGAGCCTTTGTCAGAGAAAGCATAAAGTTCTGCTTGAAAGCGGGAAATATTTCTTTGGAAGACGTGGACGTTGTCGCTGTCGGGTTTTATAACCCTGATGATCCATGGACTAAGGGAAAAGACGAGCTTCTAGAGGCGGAGCTTAAAAATTTAGGGCTCAAGAATATACGGTACTACGATCATCACTTGTCTCACGCGGCTAGTACAGCTATACCTTCTGGGTTTGAGGAAAGTAATGTAATAAGCATTGATGGATGGGGAGGTCCAAGCTCAGGCTTACTTGGGTACAAAACAGGAAACGATATAAAAGTCTTAAAGTCGATTCCCCCTACGCACACATGGGGAGGTATATGGAATAGAGTTACGAAACATATTGGGTTTATGGGTCACGGAGAAGAAGGGAAAACGATGGGGCTAGCAAGCTATGGAGCTCCAGATCAATTTCTATTGCCTGATTTTACAGAAGATAATTTGCCTAACAAAGAAAAATATTTAGATTTTTTTAGTTCGCCAAAATATAAAGCTGGCAAAATTGCTTTCGGAACATTTGAAGGCAGCGCTCTGTTAGAGTCAATAATAAAAATAAATACAGCTGCGACCTTACAAGATTTATATCAACGCTCTTTAGTTGAAATAGGAAAAAAATTATACGAAGAAACAAAATGTAAAAATTTTACCCTAGCAGGAGGCGTTGCGCTTAATTGTACCGGAAATGGATATTTAAGTAATCAAAGCTTCGTAGAGAAAATTTTTATTCAACCCGCTAGTCACGATGGAGGAACCGCCTTAGGATCTGCCATACTCGCCTATAGGGATTTTGAGGGCTCATGGCCGACAATAAAATTTGACAACGCTTATTGGGGGAGAGAGTTTTCAGACGGTCAAATTAGAAAATGTCTAGTAAGACACAATGCCAAATTTGAAGAAGTCGACCCTGTTGAAGCAGCAATCAAAAACATATCTCAAAACAATGTTATTGGCTTTTTTCAGGGGCGAAGTGAAGTTGGACCTCGCGCGCTAGGTAATAGAAGTATATTAGCAGACCCAACTAAATACGAAAATTTAAACAAAGTTAACGCAATAAAAAGAAGAGAAAAATGGAGACCCTTAGCTCCCAGTATTTTAGAAGAAGAATATTTTAATATAGTAGAATGTAAAACCTTATCCCCGTTTATGCTTATGGCTACGCAAGTAAAAGAAAAATTTAAAATTAAAATTCCAGCAGTTACTCATATAGATGGTTCCTGTCGACCCCAATCAGTATCAAAGAAAGCCAATAAAAAATATCATCAAATTCTATCGGGTCTAGAAAAAGCCATTGGCGTACCCGTTGTGTTAAACACGAGCTTTAATAATAAAGGAGAGCCAATTGTGGATTCTCCCGAAGACGCTCTAAATTCTTTTTTAAATTGTGATTTAGATAAATTAATTATAGGTTCTTTTGAAGTAAGCAAATGAAAACCATTGTCACAACTACAATAAATCCACCCACAGAAGCACTTAAAAAGTTTGCCGAAAAAGACGGTTGGGACCTAATCATTATTGGAGACTTAAAAACTCCACATGATGACTATGACCCATTTTGTAAAGACTATCCAAATTGCACTTATTTACATCCAGAATACCAAGAAAAAAAATATAAAAAAATAAGTAATCTTATAGGCTGGAACAATATTCAACGGCGCAACATCGGCTTCTTGGAAGCGTACGAAAGGGGCGCAGAAATTATAGCTACTGTAGACGATGACAATATACCCTATGAAGATTGGGGTAAAGATTTGTTAGTGGGAAAAGCTGTAGAATTAGACTGCTATGAAAACACTGAAAATGGCTTTTTTGATCCGCTATCCGTGACAAACATAAGCCACATGTTTCACAGGGGATACCCCATAGAGTACCTTAGCGGTAGACTGAAAAATAAAAGCTTGGGCAAAATAAAAACTCGAATTTTGATCCAAGCTGATTTATGGGACGGGCACCCCGATATAGACGCCATGTGCAGGTTATATAATTCCAACCCGTCAGTAAAGATTACCGGGGACTTCCCGTATACATTTAAAGGACTATCTGTTTTTAACAGCCAAAACACATTCATTCACAGAAGCGTTTTGCCGCATTATTCTGTGCTGCCACATGTAGATAGAATGGATGATATATGGGGAAGCATTATAGCTCAAAAACAATTACCAACTCTTGGAAGCTTTGTAGCTTTCAATAAGCCTTCTGTATATCAAGATAGAAGCGCGCACTCTTTTGATGGCGTCCCATGTCCTCCTGTGGGAGATTTAGAAAGAGAAATTTTAGGGTACAAAAAAACATTTCACGTTTGTAAAGACTGGAAAAAACATGTTCCCGCTGAGTCTTTAGAGTTTTTTATTGCGTATCAAAAAGAACTATTGAAATGGTAATCAAAAAATTCTATATCCTGCTGGTACAAGGAACTGATCATATCTACGGTGTCTAAATCATAATAGCTTGCATACCCTTTTCTTTTCGTAGCGTTCTCATGGGGGAGTACGTCATAGTTTATGTTTAGCGTCTTGGCTATGCGTCGCCAACTTTCGTTTATTGTTTCGAACTTGCCGATAAAATCTATATCTACATTTCCAAGAGAATTTTGAATCCATTTTATTTGTTGGTCATTGCCTAAGCCTGTCGGGCTAATATCTGCCTTGTCACCACTTTGATACTCGTCCCAGTTATCGTAAAAGTCTTTTACCCAAGCTCTGAAGTCTTTAAATTGAGAATAAAATTTTTTTACTTTATTGTCGGGGTGATTATTTTTTCTATAATGATACATCGAGACCGCTCTGTCCCAAGGATCTCTTACAAAAGCGAATTTAAAATATTTTGATAAATCCTTTTTAGCTTGTGCGTCTTTTATGCAGGTGTGTGCGTGTCCGTTAACATAGCTTATGCCGTAGGGCTGAATAACATTTTTTATACTAGTCCCTGCGGTTTTGGGGATGTGTATAAATATAAATTTTTTATTTTCGCATATCATAAGTATACCCGAACAAAGAAATATCTTTTTCGTATAATTCTGAGATGATATTTATCATCTCTTCGTCGTAATATTTAGTATAGTGATTGTGGGTAGATTTATTATGGCGAGAAAGTTCTGCACTTTTAATGCCTCCGCACTTACACGCGCGCTTAAAATCATCTTTTAAGTTCTCGAACTTGCCAACGAAATCTACATCTATGTTGCCTCTTTCGTCGCACAACCAATACGTCTGCTCTAAGAAATGAAGGCTGTAAAATGTATTTAGTTTTACAAGATATTTTTTTAGAGGTAGGCTTTTTATAAATTTTTTGAAATCTCCGTTGTAGTTTTTTATTAAATATTTTTGCCTTTTTTGGTCTTCTTCATTTCCGCGCCCGCCATTTGTTAAAAAATGAAAAGCAGAAACAATTCTATCCCAAGGGTTTCTTACGAAGGCAAATTTAAAATACTCATCATATTCTTTTCTGTGCCGCTTTCTTATTTCAGAGATCGGAGTGTGACCCATGACATTGTCCCACATGCCTCCGCCCTCATTCACGCTGCTTAGAATTGAAACACCGGCAGTTTTAGGTACGTGAACAAAAATGTATTTATTTTTATGATTTATTTTCACTCTGTTTAACCCTCTCTAAGATATGAGACATCTTATGCGCCTTGTCATCTGATTCGCCATTAAAATGGTAGAAACATCTATCTAATTTTGAACCTTCCTCAGCAAACACTTTAAACAATTCCTTGGGGAATCTGGCTTTTTCTAAATCTACGCCAGATTGCGTTAGGGCTTTATTGAACATGGGCATATCGCTATACTCTCCGAATACATGCAATTTATCCAAAGCTATTTTTTCACATTTCAAAAATATTTTTTTTGCAAATTGAGACTCTGCGAACATGGAACAAGCATCAAACATTTCTATATCTTCAAACTCAGGACCAATCAGCTGGTGGGTCCACATCTGGTAGTCGACTATTGGGTGAGTAAACAATTTGACGGGAGAATCCGAATCTAAATAATTAGCGATACATCTATTATCTAACATTAGAGTGTCCGAATCTAAATAAATTATATGATCATACTCCTCATAAAAATCATCAATAAACCATTTGCACTGCATCGGATCCCACAGCCTGTCGTCTGTCTTTATAACAAATCGATCAGAAACATCAATAATTTTTGCGTCTATCCCTGAGGCTTTTTCCGGAGAGTCAGTAAGCACATATATATCCCCTTCAAATTTTGCTCTTTCTTTTAGGCATGAGATAGAAAGGCTTAACGTCTTCGTAATGTCTTGAACCGGTTTTGAATATCTTACTGAAATGCGGGACTCATTCAGAACCAAGATGTAGTACGCCGCTATTTTCATCTTTTTTTAACAAATAAATTTTATCTATTTTCGTGCCTGAACCGAAAAAATTAATTATATTGTAATCAACTGGATAGCACATCCAATGCCATTCGCTACTAAAAAATTTACCGCGAACTAAAATAAAAGCAATATCTTTTAATGGGTCGAGCTTCGTGAGGTCGTCAACGGAAACTAATTTAAAACCGTATTTTTTGGCTACGCTTTTCATTTCCCACGACCATGTAATTGAAACCGTTCTATTGTCGAACAGGGACGAGAGTCCTTTAAAAAACTGCCCGTCGTCTTGAATCTTTTCGCTTATTTTTTTTCTTGGCGCGGGGTTCTTGGCGAAGGCTATCCCTTGCCTCCTGTAATATTCATTTATGGCCGCTTCCATAGCAATTGGACCACAGCTTTCAAAGTGACTTATGTAATATCCGTTTCTGTCTTTAATCGGCGGGTTAAAAATGCCACACCCTGCGAGAGAGGTAATGACTACCAAAAGAGAAATAGCCCAAGATATAAACTTTATATATTTTTTCATAACGACATGAGATAAGTAATTATGATTGTCGCTAAAATCACCCCCATCGCTGAAGCTAACACGACAAAAAGACAAAATTTTAGCTCAGCCTTCGAAGAGGTTTGCTCTGTTCTTTTTGAGGGATTAGTCTTCAACTTTTTTTCAGGGAATTCTGAGCCGGTAATGATCCACCAGTTTCCGTCTTTATCTTGAGTAGCCCAATCAGTGTCAGGCTTCGCCCACCAATAACCATTTTTATCTAATTTAGTGAGCCTTTTTTTCATCAAGATTTTCTTCGAAGGAAATCCATTTGCTTGGATCTGTTGGCTTTGAGGGTTTCTTCCATCCTCCTAGCTCTTGGATTTTCAGAAAAAGTTGCCTAATTACTTCGCTTTGCATTCCTAAAGCTCTGATCATCTCTAATCTTTCTACTTCTTTAGCTTGGAGATAGTTGTTTCTTTCATTTACGAATCCAAAAATATCATCAAGGTCTTTAGTTAATATGGCTTTTTCTTTTTCTAATTTGAGCGCTTTTGCCTCATGGGAAATTTTCATGTTCACTATCAAAAGTGCTGAAAGACAAGAAACCGCTGCGGCAGTTAGAAGGCTATTCCTGTTTTTTGTTAAAAAATCGAGACAAAAGCCCACAAAACGTTTGATTTTAGCCATAAGCATACAGTCCCCTTTTGTATACTTACACTTAAAAAAGATAATTTAGAGAAGATAGAAGTCTCTAGTAGTTGAAAAAGTCGAAGTCTTCGTTGAATTTTCTTCTTACATGCTTCTCGGATTCTTCATCGTAATAGTCCATGCTCTTCTGAGTACCAAGGTTTCGCGTGGCATTGTGCTTTTTCAAACTAAGATTGGGTAACTTGAGTAGACCGCAAAGGTAAGAGAAGTCCTTGTTGATCGTCTCTTGTTTGCCTATAAAATCTAGCTCAATTCTATTTTTGTTAGGAACGAAGGTCTCCTTATGCTCTTTAGAGGTTAGAAACTCTAATTGAGATCTCTCGGAATACTCAGAAAAAACAAATTCCTTAAAGGACATATCGCATATTGCCTTTTTTGCTTCAGGATCGAAAATCCCTTCGACTTCATTCCACCAATTATACAAAGAAACGATTCTCGAAAAAGGGTTTCTCACAAAAGAAAAAGTGAAATATTTCTCCCACCTTTCTGTAGTTGCAAATCTTTTAACCTCTAATGCCGTACTGTGCTTATGCACTTCATCATTACCTTCTGGCGCGTCTGGATGCCCTCCAAAAAATTGATCATATTTATCGCCGTAAGGGTACAGGGCTCTCTTTATAGATGTCCCCGCGCACTTGGGAACATGTATAAAAATAAATTTATATTTATGGTTTATGATCATAACGATTTATAGACTTCGCTTTCCTCTATCGAGTATCTAAAATACTCTTGAGATAGTTTGTCTCTCACGTGCCAACTCATCAGGTATTCGTGCGTCCGTTTAACTAAGTCGAGGTCTAAGCACTTCTTTGCTGCTTCGTCTAAAGAGTCAAAATAGAATGGATAGTCTTTCCCGAGGTATAGCTCTGTAGCTGGTAATCTATTAATTAGTAATGGCGTTGCTCTAGCGATACATTCAATTACCGCGTTGTTAGCGCTGGTAGCGTAAAGGTCCAAGAACACTATGTTCTTGGATAAGAGCTCATCATAGTCTTCATTGCTTTTTCTAGGCATCGGGAACGTGTTCTCCTCGTGCTCCCGAGTAAGTTGGATATCGTAGTTTTCTTTCTCCGCCTTCTCGAAGTAATTAATCATGCCTTTTATCTCTTCGTTTTCGTAAGGAATTAGCTTTATTTTTTTATATTTAGATTCTTTACTCAGCGGCAGTAGGTAAATTGAGTTTGGCTTCCTTAGCCAGTAGCCTACTTGTATTATAAGTTTGCTTTGGTTCTGAGAAAACTTCTCAAAATTAAATATTTTCTGAGGGATCTCTGTGGGATGATATGCCCAAGAAACTTTTTTGCCAGTTCTCTGATGTAAAAAATCTGCCAGATCTTTTGATAAGGTAAATAACCCCATGCAGCTATCCATGCTTTGTTGAAGCTCCGGGATCTCCAATATTTTATCTAGAGAATTAAATCCGAAAAACCAATCTTCTTCAAACGGAGGGTTGTGGAAAAAGCCAACCCAAGGCTTCTTGTATGGAATGATGTCGTCTTTTATATTATCTACTCTTTGCCAAGAAAAATTTTTTTCCAAAAAGCCATCAAAAAGGACTCCATTAGTATTATGTAATGGAGCCAGTGCTTCCACGGCGTAATTCCAACCGCTTCTATGGTTTCCGAAAGCTATTTGGGTATTGAGGTTTATCTTACCATAAGGTCTGCCTTCAGTAATCTCAAAGGTCTTATTTACTCTATTCCAACCTTTCGCCGTTTTAACCTCTTCTATCTCTGAAGAGATTATTACTTTAGGATTTTCCTTACGTTTTGATTCTTCTTCTAGGTAGCTCTCAAAACTTTTCACTCTTCTTTGGGGATTCCTCCGGCGTACCAGCCCTCGGGAAGTTTGACTTTGTTTTTGCTAAGCACCCACTCCCCGTTCTTAAGAATGTAAACCTTTCCCCGAGGGAAATCAGGTCCTATTCTTATTAAGTCAGATTGAGTGTCGACAAATACGACTCTCGTGCTTCCGCAGCCCAGAGCTAGCGAAAAAAACGCAATTAGAATTATTAGTTTAATTGTTTTCATCTTGCCTGCCTTGCCTCCCTTGATATCCTTGATGTCCTTGATGTCCTTGGTGACCAATTGCGGCGTTCTCCGCTATAGCTTTTTGTTTTTTTTGCTGCTCCGCTTTTTCCAGCTGCTTGTTTATCCTATCTCGCCACTTGTCCTTGAGACCCTTGGGTATAGTATCTGCGTCTGCCGCCTTGGTGTCTTTTTTCACCTCGGCGGTTAGCCATTCTAAAATGGCTTTAACTATCGCAGTTACCCAAGTCATTACTTACCCTTGGCAAGACCTCTAGACACGGTGTACCCGAGCCCAGAAAGTGCTGCCACCACAAAACCAAAGATTTTGTTGGCTGTCCCTGCTGCCTCTGGATCGAGCACGGATGCGCCCCATAAGAGTGAACATAAAGTCACCGCGAGGGTAACCCAGAATTCCGTGGTTTTCCAACCCGGCTTTACTTCATTATTTTTTGTTGGCATAATATTTACCTCTGATTGAAAGAAGCTAGCTCATTTCAAGCTAGATTCAAATAAAAAAATTATATTAATTAAGCTATGTCTCCGAGCCTACTTAATTCCTGAAGCTTTTCGATGGGTCTACCCAATCCGCCCACAGCAGTAAAGACCGTGAGACCCGGTTTATCTCCGCTATAAATGCCCCTATGAACTGTATTGCCTTTTTTAAGCATTCTTGAGACTTGGTCAAATGCCTGATCCAAGGAGCTTTGGGGAATTGTATTTAGTTGCTCTGTTCCGCCAATTACTACAACCGCCGCCACATGCCCAGAACGCAAATCTACCCCGCCAGACAAAAGGTTATTAGACAGATTATCCCTAACAGCCCTAGCAACCGCTATGTTATCCTTCCAGTCAGGAACAGGAGAAGCGCCAAAGACTATTAATCCCGAATCTAAAACTCCCCTATAGTCATTAGCGTCAAATGCCGAGTAAGTGCTATCTTTTGTAGCCGTATGATTAAACAGGTGGAATAACCCCGCGACGCTATGGTTGGCTGTCTGCCAGAACTTAGATACAGGCAGGTCTGGATAAAGCTTCGCAATTTTTTCGTTATCAATAATGATTAGCGGTCCAACAATTTGCTTTTCTACTAATCCGTAAACTGAATTCAATATGTTAAACGCGTTTGCGTTTACTTTTTTACCCTCGGAAGCTTTAGGCAGAGCCAAGATTACTCCGACCTTTTTGTGTCCAGAGTTCAAAGCGGCTTGTATCTCGTGCGCTAATATCGTCATTGGGCAAACCGAGCCAGCCCCAGTTCCCCCTCCTGCGCCAGCACAAACAAAAATCCTATCATACCCATCTCCCAAGGATCTCCTAAGAAAATCAGTAATGTCTTCTCGGTTATCCTTAAATAGGTTTGCGGCTTTTTCTGGGTTCTTACCTGCCCCGCCTTCTCCAAAGCATAATTTATTTTCTAGATTAATTGTGTTTAAGTCTTGTTGGGCGGTATTTAAAACAGCGATTCTTCTATACCCAATCTTGTGGAAGGTTTCCGCGATTCTTGACCCCCCTTGCCCAACGCCTATGAAAGCGTACTTGAATGCTGCGTCTACTTCGTCTTCAATAAAATCAGTGTTAACGCTTGATGCCGGCGGGGGGACTATGAGATCAGGCATTTCAATGTCAGGAGTCTCGCCGTACATGCTCTGAATTATGTTATCGTCTTTCTCTTCCTCGTTCATAAGTTACCTTTTCTTTTCTTTGCTTGCTACTAAAAGCGCGGCAAGGTACATGTCAATTTCATGTTCGCAAGCGACCCGTTGCACTTCTTGCGTCTTTTCTTTATTCTTATCTCTTGGGTCATCGCAATACTCTCCCGCTTTTGAAATCCAATTTTCTGGCTCTTCATTGCTGATTATGACATCCGTTATTTGGCTAGCTACTTGCTTCTGGTTTTTGTTAAGCCTTTTGATTTTGTGCTTCTTGCGTAGGACTGATTGTATTGTCGCCTCCAGCTTCTGCGCGAGAAGCATATTTTCTTTTATCTTGCTCGGGTCGTACTGTCCTTCGGCTTTGCCGTTACTACTAGGCGTTCCTACGGGGCTGATTTTTTGAGTTGATTGAGGAACCCCTTTTGTGCCGCTAGGTCTACCGGAACCGCTAGGCTCTGTAGGCTTGTTGAGTACAGATTCGTAATAGCCCTTTTTAAGACCCTCTTCCTTGTGCCTCTTTTGGCTTTCCAAAGACTCTAGATTGTTCGGTAAGCGCCTAGTCTTAATGGCTCTAAAGGTCTCCTCGGGAGTAAGCGCGCCAAGCTCGAATAGCCTAGTGTAAATTTTGTCCCTTAGAACGTTGTCAGCTAATGCGATCTCTTGGAAATAAGGCGTTGGGAAGCTTCTAAAGTTAAGGCTCTTCGCAAGCTTTTTAATTTCAGGAATAAGAAAATCATTTAAGAAAGCCTGTCTGCCTTGCTCTAGTCTCGCGATAAACACTTTTACTCTGCTCTCTTGATTCGCGAATTTTTCATTACCCACTAAAATATTGTTTAGCCCGAGGTTGATGTCTTTATCAAAAGTCTCATACTTCTTGGGGTCCAAAAGGTCTGCGATCTTTGGAACGACAAATTCCGCTTTGGTTGTGTAATCTGCAATTAAAACTCTACCGACAGACTGGTTCGTGAAAAGCTCTTGCATGGCTTCTAAGTTTTTCTGGTTGATTCCTCCCTTATCGGGCTCATTACCCATAGTAACTAAAAGAATTGCTTGCTGCATGGTTCGAGCAATAGCCATATCCATCTTCTTTAGTTCATACTTAAAGTTTATATCTTCTAAAACCGGATAGCCCATTGGTACGCCAAACGGCTCGTAGTCCTGTTTTTTGTAAAAGACTGCGGTTACTTTATCCATGTCTAGGGGCAACAATACAACTCCAGTCTTTTTGCTTTTAATCGCTTTTTTGATATCCTCAGGCAAGTTGTCAAACACTTCCTGATCCGCTTCTGTCTGCGGGTTTCTGAGCTTTTGTAGCTCCCAGTCAGAAAGAGTTTTAGAATAGTCTACGTTCTGGAAAGATAGGGAACCAGTCATTTGAATATCCGCAGGATTCAAAAGCACATACTGAGAAGGGACTTTAATCGTGTTCGCGGCGAGACTCTTTTCTGAACCAAAAACTTGAGATATCTTTTGGACGTCCTCTGGGAGTAAGTCCGCGTCAAGTCTATATACAAATACGTTGCCCGAGCGATAATATTCCCTGAAGAACTTGTCTTGCAAAGACCAGATATTTATCTTTTTAAAAAATGCGTCAAAAAATTCTCTACCCTTTTTGTTGCCGCCTTTAAAAAATATATCATTTACTGAGAACTCCGTCATGAGATCTATTACGTTTCTAAATGTAGAAAAATTGTAATACGCTTTTTGACAAAGGACGACGGCGTCCCTAACTTCAATTCCATTTTTAGAGTAAGACGTCGCGTATTTAAAAGGGACAAGACCATCTTCTATGTTTTTATACTTATCGGTCCTTTGTATGGTGGTAGAGAGATTCCTTCTGCTTCTCGTCGTGCTACTGGCGAGAGACTCTTCATACGCTAAGAGAGGCTTCGCCCCCGCGCTCGTCTCTTCGGGCTTTGCTTTCCTCACTGCCTTTGGGGCTTTTTTGGGGGCGGCGCGCTTTCCCGTCGTCGTCTTCGCGCTAGTTTTTTTGCGGTTCTCGCTCATTTCTTAATGAATATTACACTTCTTACTCGATCATTCTCGGAGAAAAGGTTGTATTTGTGTCAGTTTTTTGACTCAGCATGTCAAAGTAGCATTTTACCCCCCAAGTAGCTAGCATTAATGCCGTATAATTATCTTTTCTAGCCCTGTTAGCTGAAGTGCTCCTTTTGAGATGATGGGGTAGATCAAAGGTCTGTGACCCTCTTGGCGTTGTCCTGACCTCCACGAGGGCGCATTGCTTCTTAACTTGATGAATTAAAGAGTCCTGAGTCTCAATGAACTCACCCATGTTTATCTCGTTTACTAACTTAAGATTTACGTGGCCGCTAGACTGATGGCTAAACACTGATCCGTTGGCCGTTGTTCTTGACGCAAACCACATCTTTTTATGATCTATGCAGGCTTGAAGATGCTCATTCGCCTTACGGATAAAATCAGTGCTAAAGTTTTGTTTAAAGCAAATTTTGTAGTTTTCCTTATTGTATTGCCTTTTTAGTTTGATAAGCTGCTTGTCGTATTCCACTCCATCTTTTTCGCTTTCAAAGTCTAGGAACTTCAAATTGATTCTATTGTCAATGAATAATTTGTGCTCATTTGCGCTATCCAAAAATTGGTAGCCGGCATTATCAATGACAGTCATAATAATGTCGAAGTTGTTAAATAAATAATTTAAATATTTAATATGGTCTTTTAAGTCTCCGCCTGCAACCGCGTAGTTATGCACGAGAATTGATTCTTGCGTCTCTTTGTCAACCTCCATTAACGCCATGGCAAAATAATCAGAAGACGGACTGTTACTAAAGCTCGGGTCGATTGCTAATATATATTTTGCTCCTGACTTTCCCTTGGTTAATGTCGTCGGTTCTTCTCCATCTGGAATAGTGCATGCATGCATTTTCTTCGCGCTAAAATAAGAATCGCTTCCGTCTGTAAATTGAGCACAATATTCCCTTAAAAAAGAAGAGTGAGATTGGCCACCATTTTGAGCTTCCTCAATGATAGTATGATCTATCATTTCTTCCGGAAGGGATTCATAGCCCATTTGAGATATAAAATACTTTGCGCTGCTTTCCTTGTCTGAATATATATTTCCCATCCACTCTTTATATGTCCGATATAAGTTCTCGAAAGTATAGCTGGCCGAAGACAGAGCTATCATTTTAGAATCGTTCCCAAAAACCATTCTATCCTCTTCTTTCATCTTGCCTTCTATAATTAAGTTCGTTTCCATTTCTCTTACTTCAATCCTCTCCTTCATGTTCTGGGGCGCTACTAGGAACGGCATTAAGACTGTGGATATAAGCTCCTCGGGCAACAAGAGGAACTCGTCTAGCACAAGTATATTCGCTCTGAAGCCACGAATTTTTTCTCCGCTTAATGGGATGGCCGTGATTGAGCCACCGTTTATTAACCACTCATATTGATCGTTTCTTTTAGAGGGCTTTATTGAAAAGGCTTGCCGCAACAACTCCGCGCCTTTGCTGCTTATCATTTTCTCCAAATTATTAAAAATAAACCTAGCGGTTCTGAACGTCGGTCCAGCTATTAAAATCTTCGTTCCCGGATTAAAAATGCATTGCAAAAAACAAAATACGCTAGCTATGAAAGTCTTACCGCAGCCACGACCCCAAACGCACATGGAGAAATTTCTATTCATTAGCCCCCTTAATGTTATCTCTTGGAAGGGAGCTAATTTAATGCCTGAGATCAATTCTGTAGTAAAGCCGAGATTAGCGTTCAAAAATTTTGCCAAAGTAATCTTAGCCTCTTTGTCTCCGAGCTCCCCCTTTAAATCTAAAAGGGTAGAGTTTATTCTCTCCGGCTCGACTTTGTACTTATCTGGCGCGTACCACATTTAAAGAATTTTCCTATCGTAGGCTAACTGCAAGTCTGTCTTTTTGTAAAGGCATTTAGAGAAAAATATTTTTTTCATAACTCGCACAGACTCTTTTCTTCCGTTCACGAAAAGGAATTGTATATGCGGGTATTGCTGGATAAGATCTCTAGTATTTCTAAAAATAAATTCCGGTGTCGCTCGTATCTTTTTCGAGATGTGCGGCAAATAATTAAACGAAAGAGCGTGAGATAAAGTGTCTTCGACTAAGATGATTAAATTAGCTTTGTCTTCCGCAGCTCTCTCTATTTCTCTTTTAAACCTCTCAAAATTCATAACGCTCAAAGTCGATATGAAATCCGCAAGAGACTTCCTTTCAATATAACAATTGCACGTTAGTTCTTTGTCGCTCAGGGTATAATCTCCGAATTTGAGAGTTTTGACTTCTGCGGGGTAGTCTATTTTTAAGGGAGCCTGCTCTCTTGTGTCTATGTAGATTTTTAAATTATCGTAGGTTTCGTGCTCTGAGCCTGCTGCGATATCCTCTATGCTCGTGAATTTGTTTTTCAAGCCTAGGTCGGAGCAAAGCTCATAATAATTTAAATGTTTTTCATAAAAAAGGATAGACGGTATTTTCGTACTCCTTAATTCAACCTGACAAGGCGCGTAGATTAGCTTTTTAGCCTCTTTCCTTTCTCTGATTATGTTGCTTAAGTACTTTACAGCTTTTTCTTTCGGCTGACTCTCTATCCATTTTCTTTGAGACGTCCTTGAGTTAAATTCAGATTCGAAATATTGTTTTTTATTTTTGAATTTTATTATTTCGCCAGAGGCTAAATCGTAACGAGGATAATACTTTTGATAATAAGAAGCCATCCTTAAATCATGACATTTTAGGTGTCCGTGAAGTTGGCGCTCCGTCTCAAATTCAGCGTCACATGCTTTGCATTTTAAGCTCATTAATCTAAAACCTCTTCTTCGGTTATACCCATGATCCTAGCTTTTACGTCATCTATGGATTTAAGGCTTTCTATTTCATCCTTAAGGTCTCCTTTCCTTCTTTCAGCTAATTCTATCATTTGTACCCTTTGCTCTTCTGACTTCCAAGCCTCGACTAGGTTTAATATGCTCGCGTTATCTTTGAGTTGATTTTTTAAGCGGTTACTTCTTTTTTCTTTCAGGTCATCTAAGAGCTTATGTTGCCTGTTTACTGATTGATGGTATTCTCCTTGCGCCGTATTAATAGATTCAACTAAAGCCATAGAGATCCTTCTCCCCTCTGTGTCGTTTGATACGTCGTCTAATAGCCTGTTAAGTCGTTCTACCCTTCTTTGTATGGTCGCTGAAATCACTACCTCAGAAGAAAGAATTATATACTGATCGACTTCTTCTTGAGCTAGGTCATTTTTGTCGTATGTATATCGTACGAAGCTACTTTCGTATAGCTCTCTATTGATCACGCTATCAAACCTATTAATTAGATGAACAAATCTATAAGTAGCCATATAGCCTATTAAAGAATGAACGTCCTTCTTTTGCTTCGCGGAAATTTTTTCTTTATTTATGCCATTGAGCACATACTTATTAATTCTATTAACGGCTAGATGAAATGTAGACGGCGGCTTGAAGTCTCCAGTGGGGATGTCGGATGTGTTTTCGTAAGTTTCTATTTCGTCGTTTTCGCTTTCTAAAGTTTTTATGTATTCGTTTATAGTCCTAGTCTCTTGGCTAAGGGGCATAAGCGTTTCGTTTTTGAATACGACCCTTGCTATTTCGTTTGAAGACATGGAGCTAAGGTAATTTTTAACGAATTCCTTGTCTTCATTCGTCAGCTTTAGTTTTTCTTTTCGTTGATATTCATGCGCTCCTCTCGCTTTTAAGTCTCTTGTGGCTAAAAATTTTTTAACTGCTTTGCCCTCCTTGGTTCTTCCATCAATGTTAGGGTCGTCGGGATAAGCAATGTGTATTAACTCCAATAACGAAGGTGGATCTTTTTCTCTAGAGTTCCACTCGTTTAGAATATTTTCTTCCTGCTCTTCTGATAAAATAACTTCTGACATTTTAATAAAGGTCTATCTCTTCGTTGTCCAAAGCCTTTCTGACTTTTTTGATTATGCTTTTCTTAATGTTTTTGATTTGCTTGTATCCCGGCGACCTGTTCGCTTCGGATGTTTTGTAGCCCATCTCTTTGGCGACCTCGTCGTCATCTAGGTTCTTCACGTAAAGGAGATTATATATTTTCCACTCTAAGGGCTTTAGAATCTCTTCCATTTTCGAGTGCAATTTTTTTACATTAGAGTCAAAATTTGATTCTTCGTAAGATTGGTTTTGTACTTCTACATAGTGGTATTCTAGCGGCGCTGCAATTTTAAGATCATGAGCTCTTTTTTTGTTCTTTTCCCAATGCGCGTATAAAGGGCATGCGGAACATTGCTTTTTGTAGATTATACACAAGTCTTCTCCTTCGGCTGCGGCGCACCTTAGGCAAGGTCTGCTATAGTTGCCATAGTTATTTCTTATCAGATTCTTAATTTGATTTGATATGATCTTGTTCAGCCAAGGACCCAGAGGCTTCTCGGAGTCATATAGGTGCCACTTTTTGAAGAGGTGGAATTTTATGATTTGAGAAACGTCATCAAAGTCCATCCAAGCAAGAGACTTAAGGTTCCACTTGCCCCTTCTTTTTCTGATCTCTTCGTCAATTAGATCGAGATGATCTTCAAATTCAAGTTTTTCGTTTTCAGCCATTGGCGTTTCTTCCGCGAGTGCCAGCCTCCTTTTGGAATTCAGCTAAAATTTCCTTAGAGGTTTTGGGGGAAGAGCCTCGGCGTTGTGTCTTCGGTGATTTTGATGGAGAAACTGTTCCGGCAATTTGCCCGAGTGTCTCGTTTGGGTTCGGGTATTTTGTTATCTCTACGTCTAGCCCAGACAGATCGGGAATTTCAACTTCAGAATCTTCATCAAGGCTCTCTTCATGGCTTTGCTCGCTTTCTTCTCCAGATCCCGAAAAAGAAAGCCCACAAGATTGGCAAAATCTAGGCTTTTCTCCGGAATAGAGATTAAGTGACCCGCAGCTAGGGCAGTACATTTTTAATTTACTCATAGTTTTTTCCTCTCATATCATAGCATCAAATGACGACAAATAAATATAAATAATTATTTATTTATAAATTAAAGTGTAAATATAGATATGAAGCTATCGTCTAGATTGGCTGAATTAGACGCAATTTTTGAGGAAATAGAAGAACTTACACTTCCTCACTGCAAATCCTCGAACCCGGATTTCTGCTTGATGTCATGTAGAGCCAACAATATAGCCCACGAAGGCAGAATGGCTTTATATAAAATAGGATGCTCGATTGAGCCAAAAGACTTAGATATTCCTCACAAAGGAGGCGATTGGGGCGAATACGCAGCGCGTCGAGAAGAGCAAGAGAAAAAAGGTCTTTCTTAGCTCTTGCATCTGCAATCAAGATTTTTACAACACTTTTTTTGATGGCAAGCGCACTTGCACTTATTTAGATTACACAATCCCACTTTACAAAACCAGTGTCTAAAGCTTCCCAATAATTTACTCATAATCTTATTTTTTCTTAGTCTTTCTTGCCCATGGTTTGGATCTTTCTTTTTAAACTTTCCGATGCTTGAGCTCCACGTTCCCATTTGTTAATAATACACTTAAAGTCTATAACTCTTCTATTCTTTTTGCTTTGTCATCTACGACTAGGTCGTATGGAGGCTTGATATGCGTCCCCTTAGTCCCTGTTGACAACTCGTGGAACTTACAGCCCCAAGACTTTAGCTGTGCTAAAGTAAACTCATAATAGCATCTCCCTGCCGCTACAGACTTCGGAGACCCTCCTCTGGCTGTCCAGTAAATGATTCGCCAACCTTCGTCGTATAACTTATTTATTTTCGCGATATTCTCTTCGCTTGGCTCCGCCATGTTGTATTGCCTTTTGTCGGGATAAAAGCATATGGTTTCGTCGATGTCGACTAAAGCTACTCTTCGCTCGCCTTCTTCCGATAGCCTTTTTGACTCATGGAAGTCTTGATTCGCTGCAAACTCTGGGTGTTGGTTCATTTTGACCTCCTTTTCCTTTTCGGGGCGGGCTTTGGTTTTGGTTTTGAAGCTTTGGGTTTAGACGCTTTACAGTGTCCGGGCATAATTGCTTTTATCTCGTCAACTAACCCCAACTGTAGACATTCGTCTGCGTCAATCCACCAGTCTTTGCGATCCCAATTTCTTTTAATTTTTTGATTTGTTAGCTTAGACCTTGATGTGAAGATATCTACGATTCTTTGTTCTATTCTTTTAACTAATCTTACCTCGTCTTCGACCTCATAAGTCTTGCCAATCGCTCCGAAGGCAGCTCTATGAATCATCATCCATGCTTGGTGACCTATCCACCTTACATCTCCAGCCTGAAGTAAAATACCAGCCATTGAAGCGGCCATGCCTAATGACCCAGTTATGATCTTATGTCCTGAAGCCCTTAGCTCTTGAATAAAGTCAAACAACTCAAAGCCATCGATAATACTACCGCCGGGAGAAGAAAAGACGATTTCTATATCGCACTTTGGATCTTCTCTATGCCACAGCGTCAGTTTCGACATGCATGCCGCCACAGAAGCGGAACTAACATCTCGATTAAATCTGTAGAGGTGGTTCTCTTCGTCGGTATGCATTTCTTTTTGCTGCTTCCTCCACGCGGTGTGCGCTTCTACTTCGGCTTTTAGGGCTGCGGCTTCAGCAATCCTCGTTTCGGCGACTTCGTGTCTTGTTTCTTCTTCCAGTTTCACGATGCCGGCGTTTAGAGCGGTAATTTCAATACGAAGTTTTTCGTTTTCTATTTGTAGTTTTTCTTTTTCTTCTTTAGTCATTGTTTCTTCCCTCCCTGACCAAGTTTCTTAACTAAGAATTTTACTAACTCTGAGCGCATGATATCGTCTTCGGAAAAAGAGAAGTTGTGAATGCCCATTTTCTTACTCTCTTCGTCTTCGAAAATTCTATACATTTTTTCAAAGCCTCCGGAGAGATTGGTATTTTTGATGTCTGTTTGCATCGGGTCAGCCAAGACAAAACATCTACATCCTTCCCCCATCCTAGTTAAAACAGTAATGATTTCTTTTTCCGTACAGTTTTGAGCCTCGTCTAAAATTACGCATTTATTTGTCCAATTCATTCCTCTAGCGAAGTTCACGGGGAACATTGAAACCCTTTTTTCTTCCTCTAACTTTTCGGGTCTAGTGGAAACTAGTAATTCGTCAAGCTTGTCTAGAAAGGGCAAGTTGTAAAATGCAAGCTTATCTTCCGCGCTCCCCGGCAGAAATCCTAAGCTGTGCGCGCTACTTTCTACGGCTGATCGTAGGTACATTATATCGCTTATCATCTTCATGTTTAGAAGTTGAAGACCGCAATAGACAGAAAGCAGCGTCTTGCTCGTGCCTGCTGGACCGCTTACGAAGATTAACTTAGTTTCTTTATCTAGAGCGAGTTTGAAGAATTTTTTTTGGTTTTCGCTCCAGTTGAAGTTTTTTAGTTTGATTTTGCTTTTGATAGGATTAGGAACAGTAAAGCCTGTTAAAGCTTCTTCAATTTCTTCAACTGTCTCCTTCTTAATTTGATTTCTAGATTTTTTTCTAAAACTCTTTTTCGGTGGTGTCGACATAATTTGATGCTCTATAATAATATTTACACTAAAATACTATTCTGCATCAAAGAAAAACATATGAAAAAGTCTACTATTCTCTTTTTTATTACCGAAATATTTGGTTGCGGAGTGTACTAACTGCGCGTCCCATATTGCCATCCTGTTATAAACATTACCTATAACGTCTACCAATTCCCAGTTCGTTCCATCATAAAAATCCCCATTAAACATTTCCCAAAAAAGCTCTTCAGTATCTTTCCCGAGTCTATCGCAGTCAGATTCTTTGGGGTAATGCATTAGCCCGTTGTTCTTACTTTTCCAAAAGCTAGAGCCGCAGCTTGGAGGAGCGTCTGGAGTTAGGTAAACTACTGCTGCATATTTTTGACCATCCACATGATAAACCAGCTGGTCTTCGGACGTGCAAAATTGAAAAACTCCATTAGTTCCGTAGTCCCATTTCGTTATTTTTTTCTTTAGCGAGTCTTCGAGAAATTCTTTCGTGCCGGGAAAAACAAAACTTAGCTCCGTTCTTTGTCCTTTGTGGCTTTCTATATGGGGATTAAATTCTTGGCCAAGAGCAAAATCCCTCACCGCATCTGGATCGTTATAAAAGTCATCGACGACCACTAAACTCGGATGAGTGTTGTTAACAGAAATCGCGGGTTGGTCTCCCTTATATAGATTAGTCTTTCCTAGGTTTTCGAAGTCAGCGCTTAAAAAGGTTCTATGTTCTTCACCAATATATATTTGCAGTTCTCCCTTAGCAACCCCATCGTCTTTTACGAATGGGATATCAAACCCGCAAGCCAGTGGAGCTCCTGATTCAGGATAGGTCTTTTTCACGTCTGGTCTATCTGTTTCAAAGGCTATATAGCTCTTGGTGCGACCACCGTAATCTAATAAGAGTCTAACTTGGGGGTTATGTGCTTCAATGCCTCCAGTAACCTGAGGGTTATCGTTAGTCAGGAAAACCCAGCCAGAGATTCTCCATTCTCCCCCCTTCTTTCCGAAGAAATCTATGTGAGCCTTTACATTATTTAGTGACGTCTCATGCATATTTATTCTTATACCATTTTACCGTTTTTTCAAGACCTTTGTCGAAATTAGTTCTAGGCTTCCATTTTAACTCTTTAATAACCTTGGAGCTATCTATGGCATATCTTAAGTCATGCCCGAGCCGATCTTTCACATGCTCAACATGTTCGGCCATATCAATTTTCAACATATCACATATCATCGATATGGTTTGTAGATTCGTTTTCTCGCAATTCGCCCCTACTAAATATGTTTCACCCATATTTCCATTTTTCAAAATTTTCCATAGTGCCGAGCAGTGATCGGCCACATATATCCAGTCTCTAACATTTTCTCCATTACCGTATACGGGAATTTTGCCTCCACCTATTAATGATCGGATAATCGTAGGTATAAACTTTTCATCATGCTGATTCGGACCATAATTATTTGAGCAGTTGGAGATTGTCGCTTTAACTCCGTACGTATTGACATACGCCCTAACTAAAAGGTCTGAGGCGGCTTTGGTTGCTGAGTATGGATTCTTTGGGGCGTAGGGGGTGTCCTCTGAGAACTTTTCCTTGCCCTTCGCTTCTCCATAAACCTCATCGGTGGAAACATGGTGAAACCTTGCTTTGTATTTTTTGCAAACCTCCAATAAAGAATGCGTTCCAATAATATTTGATTTTATGAAAACGTCTGGATTTTTGATGGAATTATCTACATGGGACTCGGCCGCCAGATGAACGACGTGGGTGATATCGTGCTTATAGAAGGTGTCATAAACTCTTTTGCGATCTGATAGGTCATATTTTTCAAATAGATATTTAGGATTGCGGGAGACTTCCCTTGTATTACGTAACGAGCCCGCATAAGAAAGACAATCGACATTAACCAGCTTACAAATACTTTTTTTGTTTATTACATGATTTATGAAGTTCGACCCTATAAACCCACATCCTCCTGTAACTAACAAGTTCATTTATAAATATTAAAAAATTCTTCTGTAGATATAACGTTAAATATATCGTTTCTGTTTTTTTTAAAAAATTTCCAATCTAAGCATCGCTCTAGACTATGAGCTTTGTATACTTCCTGCTCGCCCTTCTCCAGTATACCACAGCCTAAATCACAATCAACAATATTAAGTTTTAAATCATTTCGACTACATCTAATCTTCACGATAGATCGCCAAACCGTACCACACCATCTACCGTGCATTGGCTTCTCTTGAGCCATGTCCCACTCAGGGGGCATGCAGTCATGTATAATAATTACTCCTCCCTCATTTAGGTGCTTTAAAGAACTGTCTATATCTTTGTCTACGTCTGCCTCTTTGTGTGAACCATCGACGAAAATAATATCATAATTTCTTTCAATATATTTTTTGAAGAAAGCGTCGGACGTACATGGAGCATATAGTTTTATACGCTTGTTCGATTCAACATTCGCGAGGTCCTCTAGCGTTTTCCTATCGACCCCGGATTTGTGCTCGCATTTTATCTGGTTAAAGTTTTTGTCACAATCCGCCAGACCTATTTCTAAATAGCTTGTATACCCTCTACTCTTTATCAGGTAGTTTATGAAGTCAAACCTCCACATTTTCTTTCCAATTTTTTAATGAATCTATGATTGCATCTTCCGCGCTCCTTATTTCAACTCCTGCGGAAATCAATTTTGAATTATCGAGAACACAATTAGATCTTGCAGCTTTCGCTGCAACTTTATACATTTCTTCTTCGCTTTTGAAAAACTCAAAGTCTTTAGATAAATTTAAATATTTTTTAATTAGAGTCACAACCCTCTGGGCTGTGACGGAGCCAGAATTAACAACATTATAAATTCCATATTCAGAATCATTAAGCCAAAGCTCAATACATGCTTTGACAAAATCACTTCTATGAGAAATAGAATTCTTCATATCAAGAAGTCTGTCATATTTTTGAAGTTTAGTTAAATAATTGCGAGGACTGTCGTACTCATCAAATGGTATTCTTAATCTCCATATATAGTGCTGGTCATACATATTAGTTATGTAATGTTCACCAAGAGCTTTTGTCCCGCTGTAATAACTGCATGGTGGACTATCAAAGCAAAAGTTAGGCTCGTCCTCTTCAGTGAAGTCTTTCTCATATCCGCCGTATATACAGCCTGAAGATACATGACCGAAAGGTATGTCAAAGGCTTTGCATGCTTTAGCAATAGTTCTTGGAAGCTCTGCGTTAGCCAAAAGCGTTTCCTCCTTATTGTCCTCGCAAACGTCTACGTTCGGCTTGCCCGTAAAACCCGCGCAGTTAATTACAAAGGTAGGATTGGTTGAATGAAAAAACCCAATCAAATGATCAAAGTTATAATAATCTATAGTCTTTCTACTAATCTCAAAAAATCTAATATCTCTATCAATTAATTCATGGATGAATTGTTGACCGATATAACCAGATGCGCCGATTAATATTACTAAATTGTTATTATTATTCATCTTTCGAAATAGTCTGTATAGTTACATCCACTATGCTTTATATCTTTGATTTTTATTACAGGGTATGTCCTAGGTCTTTTAGTTGCATCCATTTCTTTATCTCTTTGTCTACATTGGTCCCATTGTTCTTGCTCATGAATAGTTTTGTAATCTGATGGGTTATATTTTCCTGTGAAAAAGACCTCCCAACAAAGTTTTAATCTATTTTTCCAACTTAGACTGTGCTTATCCATGATGCCTTGGCTGTTGTGTCATTTACCTAAAACCTTCTCTAAATAGTCTTTATAGTCGCAATCTGGGATACTTTGCATGTTCATCATGAGCTCAGACTTAGTTATCAGTCCCGATCTTAGCGCAGCCTCCTCTGGGCAGCCGATTTTAATACCCTGTCTCCTCTCGATGACTTCAACGTACTCAGAAGACTCGTGGAAGCTTCTGCTAGTGCCCGCATCGAGCCAAACGCATCCGCGATTTATTGGATATACTTTTAATTCTTTTTTATTAAGATAATGTCGAATTACATCTGTGATTTCCATCTCTCCTCTGGCGGAAGGCTTAATTCCTGCTGCAATGTCTACTACTGAATTTTCAAATATATATAGTCCCGGAATTGCGAAGTTGCTTTTAGGGGTTTTTGGCTTTTCTTCGATAGAAATCGCATTTTGAGCATCATCAAATTCAACCACCCCATATCTAGTCGGATCATTTACCTCATATCCGAAAATAGCTCCACCTGATTGGAATTCTTCAAAGGCTTTCTTAAATACATTAGAACCATAAAATATATTATCTCCGAGTATGAGAGCTACGTCATCATCTTCTATGTGTTCTTTTGCTATTGTAAAGGCTTGTGGTATGCCCGTGGGCGTTGGTTGTACTTCGTATGTAATGTTTACGCCGAATTGACTCCCATCGCTCAATAAGTTACTAAAATTAAATATTTGTTCTGGAGATGATATTAAGCAAATGTCTTTTATTCCGCTCTCTATTAATGTAGTCAGCGGGTAGTAGATCATTGGCTTGTCATATACCGGCAGCAAACCCTTCGTAATGGCGCGAGATAGCGGCCAGAGACGCGTTCCTTTACCTCCTGCTAGGATTATACCTTTCATTTTTTATAAGTCTTCTTTGCTCAAATGCGGGCGTTCTGCCCAGTAGGGAGCACCATAGCTAATTGTCAGTTCGTCGTTAGGCATTATGTGTCTCTGTGCGCGAAATATTATGTATTGTTCTTTTACATTATCAGTTAGCTGATTTTTACAAAAAAACTCCCAAGATAGGTTTGGGCGATCTGAGTGATTGTACATTGCTCCGAATCCCAACATGAGCATCACTGGCTTCACTCTTTCTTTGTACTCCTCTGAGTCATCGACTGAGCGCTTAAACATGTCTGGGTCAGTTAAAGCGAAAATATAATCATTTAATGGCGAGGGTATCTTTTCATGAGTAGTCTTTACGTACGGGCAAAACTCCACTAGCTCTTCAGGAGCTATTGGCTTCGTGCAGAATACCCCTCTGCCGAGATCGCAATTTCTAACTTCTACTTTCACTTTTGTAGGTCTGTAGCTCCATTTTCCCATTCTCACATAGCTCCCAGCTATATTAGTAAGGGTATATGCAAAAAGCAATATTTTAAAGGTGCTTTCGCGGATTTTTTTGGAATTGTTTATTAATAAGATTTAAATTGGCTGGGGAGAAAGAAAATTAACACCCCCCCACTTGTTGACTAAAAGAAGAGCCATAATTTTTCAATAATGGGGTGGGTGCCCTTTTACTTAATGGCCGACATAAAATAACCAAGGACAAAGAGAAAGACCGCGCTCGCGACCAACCCCGCGAGCAAAATAGAGAAAATAGCCTTGATGGAATCCCAAACCTTCGCCAACTTGCTTGGCTCCTTTGCAAAATACTTTTCTCTCATCAGTTTAACCCTACCGTCAGCCTTGGCTTGTTGGTAGTCAAGAATCTCGCGCATTTTCCTTATGTCCCGCGCTCTGTTGTTCCCTCTGTAAGTGGTTCGCATAAAATTAGCCTTTCACTAAAGTGTTGTCGTCGTGGACTTCCAAATCCTGCAGGAAATCCGTAACCTCATCGAGGGATGCGTAAAACACATCCTCGAATGCTACTGACTCACCATAACCATCTCCAAATGCGTTTTCTAACCAAGCACCTTCGCAAGGTACGATGTTGACAAGGCGGCAAGGCTCGCCCGTGTTTGCATTGATGTAAATCCTCCCGCATTGGAGGTTGTTTGCTTTTTGGTTTAATCTCATTTCTTTCATTGCTATAATATAACCCCATTTCTTAAAAAAGTCAAGGGCTGGAGGGCATTTTTCTTAAAAAGATATTCACAGGGTGTTAATAACTTTTCCATAGGTTGGCACGGCGGGCGCTGCACGTCCCGTGCCAACCTTTAGGTGGGACATTGGCTGTCCACCCTCTGAAAGTTTTTTCCCGACCCTCGTTTGAGTACTGTTTTCGTGGGGTATTCTGCACCAACTTTCTGCTCTGTGGATTTGCTTTTCTTTAAAAAGTGGGGTATGTTATGGTATGAAAGAGAATATGAAAGACACAAAAGAAACAACCGACTTTATCGTAACCACCACCAGCGGCACACGCTGGAGTGCAACTGGTACATCACCCGCCAACGTGCGAGAGAACTTTTGGATGCGTTCCCCCTCCATCATCGCCAAGGTAGAAGCGGGTAGACTTTTCACCCACGAAGAAGATGCGGAATTGAAAAGAGAAAAACTTGAAGAAATGTGCAGGTAGGACGGCAGATGTCCCACCTCCCGTGGTATACTAAACGCATAACAAATTAAGAATATGAAAAACAAAAACGAAAACACGAACGAGCTAACCGTTAAGGGCTTGACCAGTAACGAAGACGAAACCTTTACCGGCGTTCGAAATGACAGCTTCGGCCACGATTACCGTGACCACGACCAAGATGCTTGGAATTTTGAAATTGACGAAACCGATTGCTGGAAGTAAAAAATTATGGGAATGATAACAATGCCACAAATGAAACAAGCGCGTAACCTAAAGCTGGGCGCGATTTACGTACTCAAGGGTACTTACGAAAAAGTTCGACTGGTAAGCATCGGATGCAGCGCCAGCGTAGAAAACGCACGGGGCGAAGGCTACGGCGAAACCATACCGTTTAAGCATTTGCTTTACGCCAACGCCGTGGAGGTGAAAAACTTTTTGGAAGGGTAGCACCACAAATGTCCCACCTCGTGTGCTATACTAGACGTATGAAAATGATTATGAAAGACGAACTTTTTGAAGTAAGAATCGCAACGTGGAGCAATGGCACCACCACCACCACCCACATCAAAGCATTTGACTTGGCTCACGCCAAGCGGATTGCTAAACGCAAATGGGGAACCACAAGGGTTCTGCCAGTATAACAGCCCACCGTGCCGCCTTGTTGAAACTACGCTTGAGACACAGCGTGATGGATGAGGGTTGGCACGGTGCGTGCAGCCCGCCGCGTGCCAACAATCCAGAGAAAAAGTTTTTTAGTTTTCTCAAGGTAGGACTGCAGATGTCTCACCCCGTGTGGTATACTTACAGCATGATGATTGAAACAGATATGAAAGAAAAACCAACCTACGAACTCTGGTTCTTAGGTGACCGCTGCAACTCCCTTGTGAAGTGTCGCGAGTCATTCAACAAACTGCTGATTGATGCGGGCGAGCTAATGCGCTGCGGGCGCGAAGCAGGGTTAAGCGTTGGAGGCATAGAAATCTGCTGTGTGAGTGCTGATGGCAATGACGTCGAAACAGTGTGGCATCACAACCTCGCAGACGACAAGAAAAAGAAAGTCACAAGGTAGGACTGCAAATGTCCCACCCTCTATGCTATAATAGACTTATGATAATTGAAACAGATATGAAAGAAAAAGAAAACACAAACGAGCTAACCGTTAAGGGCTTACTCAGTAACGAAGATGAAACCTTTACCGGTGTCCGTAATGATAGCTTCGGCCACGATTACCGCGACCACGACCAAGACACTTGGAACTACGAAATTGACGAAACCGATTGCTGGAAGTAAAGATTATGAAAATAGAAAACATAGAAGTAAAAGTGGGCGATGAAATTCGCGTTGGGATGCAACTGATGATAGTTGATGAAATCACAGAATTTGACACCATCATTGCAATTGATGAAGATGGTGCAGAGTTAGAGTTAACCGAAAATGAATTTGACGTTTACGTCGACCGTTCAAAAGTGAAGGGAAATTAAATTATGGGAATGATAGTAATGATGAACAAACAAGCGCACAACTTAAAGTTGGGAGCGATTTATGTACTTAAAGGTACTTACGAAAAAGTGCGGTTGCTGACCGTTTTACCCTGCGAAGGCGTTTGGGTAGAAAACGCACAAGGCGAAGGCTACGGCAAAACCGTTCCATTTGAACATTTGCTTTACGCTAACGACGAAGAAGTAAAAAACTTTTTGGAGAATTAAAATTATGGAAACAAGAACAATAGTAAATGCGGCGTTGGAAACCAACGAGAATTTTATGACTATTGACGGGGTACTTTTCTCCGTGGTAGAGCATAGAACATTTGATGATTTTGGAGTGAGCACGGAAAGCTTCAAGGTCGTGAACTTTAGCAGTGAAACTCGCGTGCTTCACAGTGATGATGATGCGCTAACCTTCTGGGAGAATTAAGATTATGAAAAAAACAAAAAAACAACTGATTGAGGAATTGCCATCTTCAGACCTACGCAAAGAACACGAAAAAGATATATTGATTCACGGGATTTTTATAGGCGTTTTAATTGGCAGCCTATTAACTGGGATAATGATTGAAGTTTTTCCAAGGATATAATTATGACGGCGCGCGCTGTCAAGCGGTTTTCCCAAAAAGTTATTCACAAAAAAGTTGGCACGGCGGCGGCTGCACCTCGCGTGCCAACCTTTACCAGACACGCAAGCGGTCTAAGTACTGCAGCAAGATCCACGCGACGGCGACGCCTGTAACGATATGGTAATGGTATGTTCTCATAATTAAATACTTGTAAAGTTTTCTTCTTGAAGCTCAAGTGCTTCATACTCCTCTTGGTCGGTCGGTGCGTTGATTCCCTCGCAGATCAAATCCAAGAGCTTCGCTGTTTGTATGTCGTTGTCTTCCATTGCTATAATGTAACACTTAAACTTAAAAAAGTCAAGCGGTTTTTTACCACGTCCACGCTTCTCCCGCTATCATCATATGGGCGATGACGCCAACGAGGACAAGGGATGCACCAGCACACGCAGCGATAACTAGCTCGCAATGCCAAATGTGCTTTTGTTCGCGGAGGATGCTCGCTTTAAGGTCGAGGATCTTAAGGGCTTTGCTGGGGTTTGGGTAGGCTTTCTTTGTTGCTTTCATTGTTATAATATAACACTTAAACTTAAAAAAGTCAAGCGGTTTTTTCAGTTTCTTTCAAGGACTGACGCGGGTTGACCGTCAACGAGCCACGACGCTGTGCCTGTGTCCGACAAGCAAGCCACCGCGTCAGTATCCACCCCACAAGCAGCCTTGAAGCGGTCAGCGTCAAAACGCGGGTTGTCCTTGGCGAAATGGGTTGCGGCTAGGGTAGCCAGCACAGGGGCGGGCGTGCCGTTGTTGGCGGCGTTGATAAGGGCTGCGGTGAATTCGAAGTCTTTCTTTGTTGCTTTCATTAGTATAATGTAACACTTAAACTTAAAAAAGTCAAGGGCTTTTCTGAGAAAGTTATTCGCAGGGAATTGTGAACAACTCAAGGTTGGCACGGCGGCGGCTGCACTTTTCGTGCCAACTTATTGAAAGCCTGTCGGAGCTTTCCTCAAGCGATAAAACAGATGTTTGCCAACCGAGCGCACCGCCTTCTTACCCTTCAAGTGGTCTGGTGTCCGGATGCCTGTCGGGTTTATGTAGTGGTCGGCATAGTTAACATAACGGCGGTCAACCGTGTTGAGGCTCTGCGCTAATGCTATGGCATAGTGCCGCATGCTGTGCGTCTGCAATAGTCTTGGAAGTTTTGCCCTGTTGGGGTCGTTCTTATTCCAGCAAGAGAATTGCCAATCCTGCTTGCATACCTGTGCGGGTGTCAGGTGTCGATTGATGGAGCGTTGAGCTATAACGCAAGCCACCGCATACATACCCGCCTTGCCCTCCCCACGAGCTTCGCCAAGTATAGTCATGGCAACGGTCTTTTGCTCTTGTGTGAGTTGCGCCTGTGCTGCCAGCGCAAGCATGAACGTGAGAGTTATACCCCAGAACCACATCACAGCACCTCCTTCCATACTGCGTGCGACATAGTGGTCGGTGTGCGATACTCCCACGCTGGAGACATCGGGCTAACCTTCTCCCATCCGTCTTGCACGAATAGCTTGCCAATGGTGTAGTCTAGCCAATAGCGAGACTGTTGCTCAAAAGTCTTATCCATAGCTGCCTCTATCACCTTGATAAACTCTGCTGTTGCTGGCTTGGCATCGGTGGAGAAAAAGGCATTCGCCTCATCAAATCCGCCCCAGCGTCCGGTAGCTTCTTTCTTTCCAAGTGCGGCGAGTTCTATTCTATAATACTTTTCTTCTGTTTTTGTTTCTGTTTTCATAATTTAATTCTCCAAGTTCAGCGGGTCGATGACCCGCCCGTCATCATCGAGGGCTTCTGCAAATTCTTCCTCATCAAATAACATTTCGTTGCAATGCATCATATCCTGCACAGCTTCCTCGCTCATGTGCTTAACGCAAGCCATAATGACTTGGTCTTTATCATACAAGCCCTCTTCAATGCGCTCCAGTAGTAGGTTCGTGTATTCTCTTGCTTTCATATCTGTTTTAATCATGCGTCTAGTATAGCACAGGGGGTGGGACAATTGCCGTCCTACCCTAAAACTTCCTCAATAAACTTTTCACCCACGCATTCGACGTGGAACTCGTCACGAGGTAGCCAGCCCATCCAAATCTCCGCGCCGAATTTGTGCGGGGGTGCGGCTCTCAAGAGCCACTTGCTGCCAATTATGTTGTCCCCCTCGAAATTGAACACAGACCCAT